GAGCCACGTGTTCCCAGCCTCGGCCTTGTTAATGATGTTGCGCAATTCAGAAATCTTCTTGTTCACGCGCTTGAGGACACCCATGCGAACGTTCCGGTTGGGTTCCACAGTACCGAGGCGCTTCGCGATTCTGACTCGCAAGCGCTTCAAATCCGCCGGCGGCGCGGTCAACGCGTTCTTGAATTTTCTCAACGTGGACCTATTCGGGGGTTTCTTATTCACCGGCACAGGCTTTTTGTACCAATTAGAGTTGTATTGATAATTCGGGTGGCTCTTTCTCATTGGCCTTTTCCACCTCGTGGATCGTCTTGGTTTTGTTGGGTCACTCGTGCGAACATTCCGGATGTTCGTTTGTGTATTACCGAGCATCTTGATGAGATACGCCATTTTGCTGACCCTTTTAAAGTCGTTTTCGAGTTCCTTGTTTTTGTTCGCGACCGTCGTTCGTTTTTGGGATCTGATGGAGACCATGGGTGTTGTTATAAATATTACACAGAAATTATTTTCAAAACGTCGTTAACCTTGTGACAGATGTTGAAGAGTTCCTCTTGGGTCTCCACGACACTTGGACGACATATCTCCAACTCTATCTGATACACCCAAGGATCCTCCGCGTCTAAATCTTGGCACGCACCGGAGACCATCGTCATATCTATCGTTTGGGTTTGCGCTCTAAGAGCCAATCCAAGAGACACGGCACCTTGCTCTCGAGCACCCGTGTTTCGTTGCGGAAAAGGATTTGTAAAAATAAAAAACTTTTTCCGGTGAGCCATAAAAATAAAAAAATGATCAACCCCTCCTTCTCCATATGTAGTGATGACTCAAAATGATACCCTCTCCCAAAATGGCACAAGCCTTGATGAAATCTTCGAGGCTCATACTGTAAAAAAAGAATAAAATTGCCTTAAGGCAAAGGGTCCCCCCATTGAGAGTGAGAGTGAGAGATGGAGGGGGTGCGTAAATTTCACAACGATGTCAAGCGTGCCCTCATACGCGAGGTCACTCGAAGGGACGAACACGTCTTGGACGTGGGTGCGGGATTCGGTGGGGACCTCCAAAAGTGGGCGCAGGTTGGGGCGAGGGTGAACATGTGTGACCCGGAGGCCACGGCTCTGGAGGAGGCGAAGCGGCGGGCGAAGAGTTTGAATCTCAGCGTGAATTTCTATCACGGTGACATCCAGGCGTGTCCGAAGAGAAAGTTCGACGTCATCTGTTACAATTTCTCTCTGCAATACGTGTTCGCGACGGAGGACCTTTTCCACAAGACCCTTCGTGCGATTCGAGACCGGGCGCGACCTGGCACGCGTTTGGTGGGTGTCATCCCGGACAGCGACAGGGTGTTGCGACGCACCCCTCTCAAGATGTCTGACGGGAGTTTCTTCCTCACGAAACCGGGTGAGAGTGGGTACGGGGGATTCGGGGAAAAACTCTTCGTCTACCTCGCGGACACCCCGTACTACACAGAACGCGGGCCCATGAGCGAGCCCGTGGCGTACAAAGACCTCCTCGTCACCCACCTCGAACGTTTAGGATTTAGATTGCACGCGTGGGAACCCATCGGCGGGGAGGAGGTTTCACAATTCTACAGTAAATTTATCTTTGTATACAATAGGAAATGATGATTGCATTTTTAATCTTAGCGCTCATCAACGTTTGGGTGCTTTCTACGACTCAGGACCCACCGCATTTGGTGGAGGTGAAAGAGCGCTACGCCCGTTTGCGTCACCACTTGCGCGGACACGAGACGTTCGGTCGCCTCGCCCACCCCATCCCGATCACCGCGGTGCACCGCATGAACGGAGGCGTCGCGTACAACACGAACAAGGGGGCGGAGATTTGCATTTGTCTGGATGGCACCCCGAACCAAATATTTCACGTGCTTTTGCACGAATTGGCCCACTGCACGGTGCCTGAATACTCCCACTCGGAAAAGTTTTGGAAAAACTACCTTCGACTGAGAGACATCGCCGTCGAGATTGGCGTGTACGATAGGATAGGGGGGAAACAAAAGTTTTGTGGTGAACACGTGAGTGACGATTAATAGTTAGTTCTTGACGAGGTAGCCCTTCGTGACGTAGAAGAGCACACCGGCGACGGCGCCCGTGGCGGCCAAACCCACCATCGAGCGAGACCCGGCCTCGTTCAAAAACTTTGGCACGGAGGTGACCAACTTGTCCTGGACGGGCTTGGAGATCGCGGCGGCGGCGCACGCGGCGACGAGGAGGGTGGTCAACTGGTCGTCCGTGAGGTTGAGCGGGTTCTTCGACTCCGCGACCTGGGGCGCTTGTTGTTGTTGCGGCTGCATCATCATCCCACCCATGGCCATTTGCGTCTGCGGAGGGGCCTCGTGCATCATGCCTTGCATTCTCGGTTGTTGTTGCATGGCCGGAGGTTCGAGCGGCATCATCTCGTCCCCACCCAAGACGTCGTGAATGGGCGTACTGTCCATCATGGTGTTTTGTTGTAAACGCACATTTTTTTCATTGTCATCGTTCCGCACGAAAGACGTTGACGCGTTGTTCGTCCCCCCGTTTTGCACCGGTGATGGGGGAGGCGGCGTCTGTGGCGGGGGCGCAGCCTGGATGGGCGGCGCAATGGGCACGTATCCCTCTCCGTCGTCGTTCAAATTCAACGCCTGGATATCCGTAGACATTTAATTGTACCTCAGGTTTTTGCATCCGTCTGTGAACGCACTCCTACTACTTTTTTTTCGTCACCGTGAGTGCGGTCTTCTTGGTCGCCTTTTTCGGGTCCACCTGGGGATCGGAGTCGTATTTCGGGTTGTACATTTTCTTGTGCATGGCCCACATCGCCCGCGAGCCCAACTTGAACGGTTTGTGTTGAGGTGCTTTGTACCAATAAACACAATCAGTGATCTTGTTACTCCTTTGGGTGTTATCGAGCACGAGACACCCGAAATCTTCCGTGACCGCATCCATGATTTTGTTGAACATGTCAAAAGTTGGGATGACCCCGAAAAAGTTCTTCCATAATTTTTCCCGGTTTTGGAGAATGTTCTCCCTGAGGACAAAAACATAGTCTATGTTTGACCTCAAGGCGGGTTGGATGTCCATACAGTATTGCATGCACAGCATGAAGAAAATCCCCCAGTGACGACCATTCATGAAGATTTGTCTGATGCACGTCTCTCGGAGATTTTTTGAATCGTACATCACGTCGTCGAGAACCATGAAGACGTTTTGTTTTCTCCCCCCTTTGACGAGTTTTCTTTGCCTTTCGATGACCCTCTCTATGGCTTCTTTATCAAAATCTGGATAGATGAACAGGTCGGGAACGAACTTGCCGTACCACCCGTTGCCTTCCTCTGTCCCGCTCAACACGACCCCGGATGGGATGTGTTTCTTGAAACTCATCAGGTGTCGTGTCAAAAAACTTTTTCCTGTGTTGCGCTTGCCAATCAGCACGCACACTCGGTCGTCTGCAATCTTAGAAGGATCGAATTTCTTGAGTTGCAGATTCATCTACCATATGTCGTTCATAATTTTTTATTAAAAATTTACTCACTTACTAATAGTAATATGGCTGGACGCCTGGAATTAGCGACCACCGGTCTGATCGATCAGTGGCTCACAGGCGAACCCTCGCACTCGTTGTTTTTGAGTCGATTCCGTCGCCACACGCCCTTCTCCATCGCCTCCGTGGAGACCCCGTTCGATGGGAACCCCGTGGATTTCGGTCGCACGGTGAGTTGTCGGATTCCACAAAACAAGGGGGACCTCATTCGAAACATGACGGTGAAAGTCACGTTGACCGATCCCTCCCCGGATAACTTTGGGAAGAACGACAACTACTACCCCCCGAGCGTGTGTTCGCACATGGTGGAGTACGCGGATTTAGTCATCGGTAACCAGGTGATTCAGCGCTTGACGGGTGAATTCATTTACATGTACAACCAACTGTGGCACAACTCGGACGACGTGGAGCAATCGATTTACTTTCTGAACGGTCACGGCAATTTCCTCACGTATTCCGACCGCACGTACACTTACTACATGGAGTTGCCCTTTTATTTCCACCGAAACAGTTCGTTGGCCATCCCGTCGTGTGCGCTGACGAAACAGTTGGTGGAAGTCCGGCTCACCCTGCGCCCTTTCAGTGAGATGCTCTTCATGGGCGGCGCCCTCGTGGCCCCGGACAGCACGGTGGCGACTGGGCAAATTCGTAACTTGTCCCTGGACACGGAGATGGTCTTCTTGGGTGCAGAGGAGCGCGCGTACGTGATGACCAGGCCGATGGAGTACCTCATCACGCAGTTGAACGTCTCGCAATTCGATTTGAAAGACGGGGAGACCGAACGCTCGGTGCTTTTGAAATTCCAAGGTCCCGTGCGTGAGATGTTTTTCGTCTCTCAGTCGGAGTACGCGGAACAGAAAAATTTACCAAACAACTACAATACCATCAAACGCGTGGAGTTGCGATTTAACAACGAGGTCGTCTTCAACCGGGACACGAAATACCTCACGTGGGGGGTGCCTTTCCGCCGGCACGTGAATCAACCCTCGGACGAGACTTACGTCACCACCGAGGTGGACGACGAGGACCCGTCGAACGTGTACGGTGCGGGTCTTTTCCCACACAGGGTGAAGAGCGATTTCGGGATGTACAGTTTCGCGAGGAACCCGCAGAGCCCCGAACCCTCCGGTCACGTGAATTTCAGTCGCATCGCCCACAAGATGCTCACGGTGGAGATCGTCCCTCGATTCGCCGGATACGACAACAGAGTTCGCGTGTACGCGACGACGCAAAACATCTTAGTCGTCGCAGGGGGTGTGGCTGGTTTAAAATTTTAAATCCCCCATATTATTAGAAGATGGCTGGTAGAGTCCAACTCCAGACCTCTGGTGGTCCGAGGGAGAAACATTTCACCGCGAACCCGGAGTTTAGTTTCTACAACAGCGTCTACCGTCGAACGTTGTCTTACAGCA